GTATATCCCTGCGCATCAACCTGACCCTGTATGCGCGGTAAATCAGCCCTAAAGTGTACGGCGGCGGGATCATAATCCATCCATCCTAAGTCTTCTCCGGTTTGTGGATCACGATTTAAGCCAGCACCGACTGGATTATATTGACCGTATAGCGGAGGAACTACAGATGCTCCCATGTTAATGCCAGACTCCAGCCCCATCTGAGTTGCGGCTCTTCCGGCTCTGTTAGCCTCTCTCAATATGTCATCGTATTCTGCCATAATTAACTCCTACTTGTAGGTCAAAAGACCCAAGTCTTTTAATTGTGATATGTCTCCAAACCCGCCACTTATATCACCTATACCTTTACTATATTGATTCATGGCAGCAATAGCGTTGGCTCTGCGCTCATCGTATGCAGCCTTATCAGCCGTACGCATGGCCTGTCCTACCTGATATTCGGGTGCAACAGCCTGCTGCATGGTTCCGCCGTAGAACTGTGCGGGAGCGCCCATGATACCGGGGTAAGCGCCAAGAGCCTGACCTTGCCTCTGCTGTTCCATCCTCATTGCCTCCAGTTCCATCTCTTTATCCTGCTCATCAAGGATTTCCTGTTGTCTTGCAATGGCTAAGGCTTGAATCTGGTTACCTTCTGAGCCTCCTCCGGGCTGATACTCCACAATTCCCTGACGAATACCCGGAAGAATATCTTCAGTCAATCCACGAACAGCCCTACTTCTCCTTGCCTGTCTTGCGGCATCCCAAGGGGTTCCAGCGCCGGTATCTATTCCACCCATCATATTCATAAGGGTATTCTCAGCCCCATGCTGCATAGCAAGGGGGCGGTCACCGAATCCATATCCAGTGGCTAATTGCTGTGCTTGCTGCTGAGAACCGGTCATTGGGAGAACCGGGTCTAATGGATAGGTTGGTTCAGAGCGTAGGTTTTGGTATAAATCCCTCTGCTGCTCCAGCCCATACCTTTGATACGCCGGTAAGTTGATTTTATCCTGTTCTTTTGGTGATGAGCCTTGCATAATTATTTCCTCATGTATACAGCAATCCGCCGCCAATGCCGCCGGTATATTGTCTACGCCGTACTTCTTCATCTTTTAATCGCTGAAAATCATCTATACGCATTTGCTCATGTATACGATGAATCTCTTGAATTCTTTTTTGCTCTGCTAACTCCTCCGCTTGATTAGCCTGAATTTCTGCAAGTTTTCTTTTTGCGGATTTCTGAGCCTCAGACTGTCTCTTAGCCTCTTGTTTTCTATGATCAGAAAAATCATCAACCGGTACAGATTTAGGCTCTTCATAACTATCTGAAAACTCTTCCGCACGCTGCCTTGCTTCTGGAGTTGCTCCAACTGCTGCCGCCTCCTGTGAGGGGCTTAGAATACCTTGGTCTACGGTCTTGGATGGTCGTGAATACTGAGCAAGAAAGTCTTGTGTGCTTAATCGTGCAGGAGTGACTGCTGATTGTGAAAGAATTCCCCCCGCCGCTAGATTTGCGGCCTGTCTTGCCGCTAAATCAGCAGGGTCTGATAAGGGATTCCAAGTTCCTCTTGCTGCACCCTGACCCCTTTCTTCTGCTCCATATGGGCTGTAATCTAACCGATAATCTCCAGTATTAAGTCCAGTATCTGTAATAGTTTGCCCTGTCATTGGGTCTTGCCTTACCCTACCCACATCCGCAACAGTAGTTGGCCCAACGGTTCTGTCATCGAATAAATTAAATAAGTCTTGCTGGGTAAGATTTTGTGCTGACCTACAATTAGGCCATACACCCACTTCACCATCCCCACATTGTTTCTCTGTAACTGTTACAGAGTCACGACAATCTGGGTACGTTCCTACTTTTCCTAAAGAAGCGCAAGTTGGAGTAGATACCTCCCTGTCACGACAGTTAGGCCATGTTCCAACCTTACCAATAGAAGCACAAGTAGGATTTGTATTTGTTGTAGTAGTGGTATTTGGGGTAGTATTGGTTGACGTAGTGGTAGTTGGAGTAGATGTGAAAGTTGATCCACCCCAAGGAAATGTGCCAGAACCTAATAGGGATGGCTGTTGGATCGATTGCCCCAATAAACCATACTGGTCTCTTCCAAAATATTCTGGATCGAAATTTATAAATCTAGCCATTAGTGCATCCTAGCCGTTAGGTCTTTTGTTATTATGTGGTAATTGCATTCCCAATCCCATTCCTTTAATATTTTTATCCATGCCTTCCTTCCCCATACTTCCAAGAAGGTGCAGCCGTTCATTAGTGCGAAGTTCTCAACCATTGGGAAGTTCTCTATCCATCTATCCATACCTTCTCCACTAATGTAAATGATTCTTAATACCCTCTTCTGAGGGAATGTAGCGAACTGAGAAACCATGCAGGCGATGATCTCTTTATCTTCTATGGCAACCCATAGTTGCATAGTCTCATCCATGATGCACTCAAAGAAGTCATCAATGGAGAGTTCCCGCTGTTGGTTCTGAGAAGGCTCCATCAATGGGATAACATCTTCCCATATCATTGGAACGTCTTCTGAGTTTACAAGGGCTACTTTACAGTTTGACCCATGCCTGTGTTGTTTCGTCGAAGAAATAAATTCCTTCGCCCGATCCCGGATTCCAGTTCGTTCCGTCGGCGTAGACGATATCTCCCCCTCTGGGTCTTTCTGGTTCGGCATGAATTCTCTCCGCTCTTAAATGTGATTGATTGAGTATAGTATTAGCCAATCGTTTTAGTTCTGTGACAACGTAAATTCCTAAGTCTTCTTGATCTAATGGTAATGGCCCCGGCTCATAATACCTGACAGACTTTACCACCCTGTCTTTGTATGTAGCCATTAGTAACTCCTAGAGCCTCTGCGTCCTGCATCATCTAGTTCAATGTCGTAACCATCCAATCTCCAATCGAAGTCTCCGGTTGATTCAAACTTAACTCCATATAGTTTTCCACTCGCCCTACAAGAAACCTTTGATTCAGAGTCAGGATTAAAGGTGTAGGCGGAAGTCCACGTAACACCCTCCTCTGTAGACATTTGTGTACCCACATAGACATTTACCGAGTTAGCACCAGAGACTTCCATTCGGGGCCATATAGCCTTTATTCTTTTGACTGAGGTTCTATCTTCTTGACCCTGCGCCCCCATAGCCATACCTGTGCGCTCAATGTATGAAGTCATATCAGTAGTATCTTCTTGGTTTCCAGAGGCATTGCGGTAAATCTTTGTATCAGTAAGACCTGCCATAACAAGCACATTTTCCACCGTACTCCAAGTTGCAGACCAAGCGCCCAAAGCGGCACTCCAAGTTATTCCAGTAGCCGCAGCCCATGTGGTAAATGAATTCGGGTCATCAATAGAACCATAACCAATGTGGGAAAGATTAGGAATATCACGAAGAGTAAAGGCTTTGTTTGTCCAGTTCCATACAACTGCTTTATTGCATTGGTCTGAAGTATTCTCAGCCGTAGGAAAACAAGCCCACATCTCTGTATTTCCGTAGTCTGCCACAACAAAAGACTTCTTATATTGTGCACCATCAATGAAATCGAAAACGTAATCTCTAATCTTGTGGGGAAGAATAGAGGTTACCTTCTGACCATCATTGATATAGATGTCACCGTTCCCAAAGAAGAAGTGACCACCGTCAAACTCAGCCACACAGTTCTTTGTAAGTGCACCCACCGAAGGCGATAACTGGCGAAATGCGAAGATAAAAGGAGTACCCACATACGTCATACTATAGATGGAGTCATCCTTATAGATCATAAACGTATCACGCAGGGGAAGGCCATCCAATATCGCTCCCCTTGTATCGGCTAATTCATATTCTCCAGCGTCTACCGTTGCGCTAGTTTCATCCCATGATGAGGGAACGGTTTGTGTGGCTGCTTCCGTTGACCATTTAACTAATCTGGTATACCTAACATCAGGCGTACCTGAAGAGTCAGTTACATTAAGGGCAACCAAGAAAGATCGGAATGCCCTCATTGAATAACATTCTCTACCTGCTGGCCAGTTAGTTAGGTCTGCCATCAGTGTAGAGGTTGAAGGCTCCCCATTAGTTAGCGCCCAGAACTGTGGGTCATCGTAACCATTAGCCATAATAAGAATGCCACCTAATACTGTAGATGTCCAGTTCTCTTCAGCGGTTGCATTGTATGCGCCAGATGATCTAGTTATATCATACCAAGTGTCGTTGCTATCCTTGTACACATGGATGGCTGCGGTTCCGGCTACTATCCAGTAATTGTCTGCCGCTGTATTTAAGTTAGTAATATACAGGGGAACAATAGGGCAGGTCGCCATAACCTCTGCGTAGCCCGGTGATTTTGTAATAGCACCATGCTCTGCTCTTACATTATTACCATCACTCCATACATTAGGCGGTAGTTCCCAAGGATTGATGTCCTTGACAATACCTACTTCTCCGACATTATTTACCGGAATCAGCGCCACTATTCATACCTAACGTGATATGGATCAGAGTGATCAGGATCATTAGACCAGCCAAATGTAACCTTATCTACACTCCTATTATGCGATTGCGTTCCGGGGCCAATAGTCTCTTTTCCTTCTGCATCATAAGTAGAGGTATAACGCACCTCAACAATGGGGTGAGCCTGATAAGCCTTGATAGCATCCAGATCAGAAAGAGCATCAATCTCTGCTTCCTTTGTGTT